ATTTCTTTGTGATCAAAGTTCACGTCTTTCCAACGTAGGTTCGCTAGTTCCGCTTTGCGTAGCCCAGCAGTGAACCCGAGCCGTAAGCAAATGTTGTCTCTTGCCCCCATAGGAGTATCTAGATCGGCAGATGCGAGAACCTCATTGACTTGCTCTCGAGTTAGCCAGTTGTTTTGTACGACCGGCCGGATACCTCCACGAATATGTCGGTTCAGGTGTTTGGCCGGATTGGTTTTCACCCAACCCGCATATTCGGCGTAGTCAAAGAAACCTTTAAAGCGGACTCGACGTGTCCTTAGGGTGCTGCTCGCTGGCGGTTGGCCCTTCCGTTTACCTGACACACACACGGTGAAACATGCATCGAGTATCTCTTGCTCGGTCACCGTATTTATTTCTCGATTTCTGCCTAAACACCGGATGGTAGACTTATAACCCTTCAGGGATCCCTCTTTCGAGATCCCTGATTTTGGGTCATTAGCGTAGATCTGAAACCCTTGACTGATCAGCATAGTAAAGCTCCTCGGTAACATTTATACCCCGTGTTTTATGGAGTATACACGAATTGTCTAGTTTACAGAGGGTTATCGGTCAACCTTGCGTTCTGATGAGATCAACTACCCTCTAAAAACTAGTATACCTTAGTTTACAATTAGCCATTGTCAATCTTCGTCATCAAGATCGAAGAACGGGATATCTAGCTCGTCTTCGGGTTCATAATTCTCGTCGTAGTATGCAGCGCACAGTGGCTGGTGCTGGACCATCGGTAGAGGACCTAACTGTAGTTCGTTGATGATGATCTGAGGACCGCAAATACATTTGCCGTCCGCATCGCACGTATGAACAAACTGCTCATCAGGGATCCGATGAACGGAAGTAAGTTCACCCTCTCTACCTAATGTCATCATCGTGGTGAAGCCAAGCTCCACAGGATCTCCCTGATTAGTGAATCCCTCCATCAGAGGATCGTGTATAGATCTGTGCGGCGTCCATCATTTCTGGTACGGCCACGAAACAGTGCATCGATTTCTGTCTCGGACAGAATGTCGTGGCTGGCCTGAATCAGGCCCAACACGATCTTACGATGGTAGTACGGGTCATGTCGGAAATCATCGACCTCTAAAGCGAAGTAATGATAAGAGCACCATTGGCCATCGTATTTCGAAGTCTGCCGACACCGGCCCCAACTAGTTAAAGTCTGACAACTGCTCTTTGAGAATGCCACGAGCCCTCCGCCATAATTTGTGAACATAGGATCGAGAGATGTCGAGCATCTTTGCTGCCTCAACCTTTGTATAGCCTCCCCAAATGAGTAGCTCGACGACGGCTCGCTCTAATTCTGGGAGCGCTTCGACAGCATCTATAAGCCCGTCCTGGCTTTCTTTTGCTTCAGCTTCAATAGATGCTTTGCGAGCTAAGTTTTCTGGGTCTACCGGAATCTCACGAGCCACTGCCGACGAGTGCCCTTACGGCAACACATAGGTCATGCTTGCTCCCGCTGTTTTCGACAACATGATCAAAGTCATAATCGTCGAGGGCGCATTCGGTTGGATGGTCTAGTCGTGGAACGTCTGCACGGTCTATGCGTATCAGAATTCCGCCTGCTTCACGGATAGCGTTTGCTTCATTGGGGAATCGAACGTCGGTAATGACAACGTTCTGTCCGTCTGACACATAATCTTTAACACGACACATTACTGGTTGAACAAAAATTTGTGGGCCGATTAGCTCTCGTGTACCGCCACCGAGTTCTTGGAGCAAGCGGCGAACTTCAGCTATTTCCGTTTTTGCTCCGTCCCAACCTAGACGCTCAACAGCGTCAGATAGTCGAAGTCCGAAGTCATTCACGTACGGGTCAATGCGGCCAGCTAGTGCTCTAACGTTGTCGGCGAAAGCTATGCGGCGAGCATCAAGCCCGGCCGCTGCTGTGTCTTTACCAACTTGTGCTCGACACCCAAGTCCGATTAGTTTTCCGTGCATGCTAAACCGTTCCTGTCTCTCCACCTAAGCACTCAGAGTTTTTCCAGGCTTGACTCGTCAACATTGACAATGCTATCTCAGGAATGTCTTTCTCGTCGCTAATTCGGCTGAAATTTGAGAGATCTAGAACCCATTTCCCTTTGAGGTGTCCGGTCTGTCCGACACGATTCACACGGCCCTTGTCTACTGAGAACAGCTCCCAAATAGGTACAAGGAACAACCGGGGTCCGGTGGGGTCACCGACGTTGTCTCTGAGGAGGAAGAATACCGCCGGGAACTGGCGGGCAGCTTTCCGAACTGTCAGCTCATCTACAATAAACAAATTCTCTTCTATCACGTCTGGAAGGATGTGCCAGCGAACACCGAAATGCTGATTCTTTTCTTTGACTTCAATGTAGAAACCAGGCACCCAGATGTCTATGTCATCAACAGAGCTAAACCGGGTGTAGTTGGTTACTCCAATTCTCTCTGAGACGTATTCTTCGTATTCTTTAGCGTTCGCAAAGTCGTGCTTTTTTTGGGCCACGGTGCGGGCAGGAGTCATTCTTTCCATCCTTTCAGGAGTTCTTGACCGAACTCCCAGTCCACAACCATGATGGTCGAGGAGTCGGCTTTACGCCGGTCGCCGGAGGCAACAACCAACGCCCATCGATGGTCACCCCCGGCAACTGCACGTATGCGGCGGACCCACTCTGGGATTGCCCACGTTTTCCTGTGCTTAGCTTCGACAGGAAATGGAAGCCCGTGGAAATCGTTAGAGGGGTTACCGGCTTTGGCTCGATCCGCATCGGGCCAGATTTTGCGTAAACCTTCAAGTAGCTCGTTCTCGAATTTGGTACCTTTTTGCCGAGCTTTGCTCATACCTACATTTTATTAGTGACAATTAGCCAAGGGAAGGATGCTAAATGTTACTTAGTATTGCGTGAGTGAGCCATTGGTCAGCGGTCTCGATGGCTTCAGCCACTCGACCCCCAGGCGGTGCGACCGCAGTGGCCGTTTTCAGCTCCTCGAGGATTCTGTCAGTAGCTAGCTTTCCAGCTAAATCGTCGTCGAGACACACCAAGGTGTGCTGGTGACGATTGAACGAGTCTTTCCAGTTGGGTCGCCAGGTAGCAGCGCCGGAAGGTAACGCATACCCGAACGCTGCGGATGCCAACCCATTAATTCTCAACCACTTCTCGACACACCAGAGATCTGACTCTCCTTCGACAAGCACAGCGAGCGGTGTGGACTCGAGTTCCCTGACTTTGTATAACTGTGAGGTGAACGTAGATCCAGTGACCGCACGTTTGCTGCCGTTACTGGTACTTCGAATTTTCACTCCTCGGATGATTCCGGAGGCGTCTTCGTGAGGTGTCCACAGTTCTGTGTCGGTGGCTTTAACACCAAAGTCCAAAAGATCTTCAATTTGTAAGAACGGCCATTTGCGTTCCACGAACTGCTCAGCTTTTTGGTATCCCTGCCCGGTAGCTTCGGGCTCCTCTCGGAAACGTACACTCAGATTCTCCATTGGTTTAATCCCTGGACGGTTCTTCTTGACTCTCATCGGATCGAACCGTTTGTCCGATAAACGTTCCAACGCTTCGTGGTAGGTCAATCCTTTGGCTTGCATGGCGAAGTCGATTACGTCGCCGCCTTTGCCAGTCGAGTAATCGAACCAATCTTTTTCGTATATGTGCAGAGAGGGAGTACGTTCGTCTCGGTTTTGAAGCGACGAAATTTTGCCTTCACGGTTCGGCGGTTCGAATCCTAAGATGCTGAGAACTTCGAGCATCGTTAGCGTTGCTTTGACTTGGTCACGCTTATCAGTTTTGTACCCTCCCATCATAAATCTTTCGGGAGCAGGCGAACGATTGGTATGCATTCTTCTAAAGAGCCTTCGTCGGCTTCTTCGTCATTGATAAGCACAGGCCCGTCATGGGGGGAGCACGTCACACGACTGCACCAGCCCATCGATTTACCAATCTCGACCCATTTATGGATGTCATCAGCCTCTAGCGTAAAATTAGGCATATTCCCCCTTTTTGCTACGCACCAGACGCTCTCTAAGCGATTTATAGGATCAGCCCCTGGTGTCGATAGCTTAGTTTTGAGCCAAAAGATTTAGCTCTTTCTGTTTTTGTGGTCGAGTTATCTTCCCGGTGCTCGGATTCCAATGATGTTCAACCCCGTCAGGGTGAATGCCCCCACCGGTTCTTGTCTTCAAGAACTGCATACGAATATCGTGTTCCATGTAGTCCCTCATTTTCTGAGAGATGTTCGGGTCGAGGCTTGGCTTATACATGCCGAGCACATAGTCGGCTGATTCTTCGCCACCGAATTTGCCGTCAGTCAAGTCGAGCGGTCGGTGGCCTGCATTCGAGTCACCACGCTTAACCTGATGGAGAACAATGACCGCTATATCGTTCTCACGGGCAAACACTTTCATCGAGCGGGCCATTGACTGGACCGAATCCATTTGGTTTTCTCCCCAAGTTTTTACAAGCTCTAGATAGTCAATGAGGACCAACCTCGGTCGGGCACCGAACCGAGACTCATAGTCGGATAAGGTCTCAGTCATGTCACCCAGTCCGAGGTCGGGCTCATCGTCGATAACCAGTAAGGGGAGAGAAGAACTGGTCATTTCGATTGCATCGCACCTACCATGTTCCCGCATTGTCGACTCGATAGTCGTCGTCGATGTGCCGGTGTAGTTAGATGCGAGCCGCTCCAAAATGTATCTGCCGTCCATTTCAAGACTGAACAGGACAGTTGGAACGTTTGGGTTATTGACAGCGACGTTAGTTAAAAACCACGTCTTGCCAACACCTGTTCTGGCAAGCATTATCATTACTTGGCCTGGGGCCATGCCACCATGTGTACGATCGTCAAAGAACGAGTAGCCAATAGGCACCCGAACGATATCCGATGTGGCCCATTTGTACAGATCGTCCTTCACTTCTGGAAGGACACGTAACATTAAGCTGTAAGTTTTCCTGTAGCCAGGAACCCAGCGTATTCTGCCTGCTTGCCGAGTCTGGTCCACGCCCATTCTGGCGCAGAACCGAATTTGGAGAGCATGAAGACCCCTATCTTGAAGTCCGTGCCAGATTTCTTAATAGTCTCATGAGTGATGTCTGGTGAAGTGCCGCCGTTCATTGTTGATTTCGCTCCGTCCCAAACTTTCCAGTTTGTCGGATTGTGAAACAGCGCATCTTCGAGCATTTCAATCGTCGAAGATTTCTCATGGATATTCGTGACCGGCCCAGGGTGATAATCGGAACCAGTTTCGTTACCAGTGACTAGCGCATCAGGAATCTGAGCTAGCACTTTTTGGATAGCTGCATCTTGAGTTTGCATTGCGGCGCTCGGCGTTGTTACTGATTCGAGTTGCACAACCGGCGCAAGTTGAGATGGATGAAGAGCTTCATCTTCTACTGCTGCAAGCAGAGTACACAATACATTCTCATGAATCTCAGCAAATACTCCGTTACGAACCGCCGCAATAGCTGCGTCACTGCTCACAATGTGAGCTGCTAGCTTCCCGGCAGTTTGACTTATTATGGTCATATCTTTATTCATTATTACCTTCCCGTGGGATTGGGTTATTTTGCTCATTAACTCTTAAGGGTCGATCCGTAGGGGCATCGATCCCAGAAATCGCAGTACATTTCACTGCATAGAAATGAAGAGGTGTTTGGCATGAATGGTCCACCCTGATCTATCAATCGGATTAGGTCATTCGCTTGTGATTCAACAGCCTCAATTTGTGCCTTATTTCGAGGATGCCAGAACCTGGTGAATGTGACTGGTTTGCCTGGCGGCATAGCCAGAACATCGTAAATGAACTCGGGATGTGGTTTGCCGAGACCCAGATCGAGCAGTTCGAACGCTTTAAAATAGTAAGACGCTTGAGGTGACTTCATCGCCGAAAAGTCAGCAAACTTCTTGGGACCTTTAGCAGTCTTGTGGTCGACTATATGTGCGAGCCCTTTTTCATCTCTCAGCACCAAATCGATTGTTCCGTGACGTATCCAGTCATCACGCCCTTCCCATGGAAGGTCAAATGACAGTTCGGTTTCAATGACTTCGAACCCGTCAGGCCAGTACCACTTGTTCTGGTGGTAATCCACAATCGCTTCAGCGATCTTCGAAGCAGCGATCTCGAAGTCGTACAGAATCCCCGGTTTAGGTGTTTTTAGATGTGGCTTAGCCTCGTCGAATCTCCAATCGAACCGATCTCCCGCCCTAGCGATCTCAGTTTGGAACTCGTCGAGTGCAGCCTCAACCCATCGACGGGGGTCAGTATCGTGAACTTCACCAGTTTCTCGCCGGTTGGAATAGTACGCTTCGTGACCCTTATGAACGGCCGTGCCAATAGCTCTTATGACCCCCGTGTAATAAGGGATAGTTGGGTCCAGCACGTACTCCATTTTCTTGGCACAATCGAGAGCGCTATTCAGTGTCGATTGTCTCATTCTCGGCACTAGCGACACCTGCGCTTAAGCAGATACTTAACTTGAGCGACCGTGGCCCCAGTGTTCTTTGAAATAGTTTTCTGAGGCTCACCGGCTCTGTAGCGCCTCAGTATGTTCTCTTCCTGCCGAGCAGAGAGTTCTGAAGCCCGGCGAATATTCGGAGTGTGCTGATACTTTTTCAAAATTTTGTAGACATACGTAGGAGAGAACCCTGTCCGATTCGCAACTTCATGTGCCGTGAAGCCATCCAAATGGCTCTCGATGATCTTCCAAACATCCGGTCGTGCCGAACGGAGAACAGCGTCACATCGGGCAATATCCGTAAATACTGCATCAGCAATCTGGGCAGGCTTGAAACCTAACTGGGCTAAGGTGACGATCCTGTCGTCAATCGTACCCCTAGATAAATCGTCAAGCGTCGTATGACGCCTACTGAGTTCTTGTAGCGAGCTAGCCGGAGGAGCGACTCCTTCGGTTAGCGCTATCACTATATCTTTACGCCAATGCTGTAGGGTAGTTTCTGAGCGGGGCATCCTTGTCCTTCTCGTGGGAGTCCTTTCTAGGGCTGGGAATCGGGGGCCGTTACAGCGGCCTCCGACTCTTTTTTGTCAGCCCATTCGAAAGGGAAAGTTAGGCAATTTTAGCGCATGGGTGTGACATCACCTGTCCCATGTTCTGACTGGTCAATGAATTTTTCTTGGCCCCTCTGAAGTTGATTTGGTGACAACTGTGGAGTCGAGGTAGCAGTGCCGTGCATATTGGTGACTATCTGCTCGATCTCGTTTGCCTTTGAGTTCGGAACCTCATAAGCAACGGTGAGACAACCCTCACCGATCCTGTAGAACATTCGCAAAATAGTGTTGTTAGTTGTGTGTGGAGCATCGAGATAATCCGATTTGAAGATAGTGCTGCAGGCGAATCCGTACGATGCCAATTCCGACAGGAGAGTATGAGCCTCCTTAGAGCTATGCTTGTTCGGACCGTAGTTGAAGCGTGGATCCCATTCCCATGGGAGATGACTTTGACCCAACTGGGCGCAGCGTTTTTCCCACCCTCGGGACTTAAAAAGATTTGTCTCGGACCATGCACAAGCACGAGTGCTTGTTAAGTATTCGGGATTGGTGTAGGTGTACAGCGATTGTGCTTGCACAAACCGCTCGGACATAGCGACGAGAGCAACTTTTTCCATTGCTATTAAGGTCTTGCAAGTATGTATTGTGTATTTACCCCTTGTGTATTGCTGCTGCAGTCTCTTGCGTTCTTCGTCTGGAGTTATCGGATCTATCACTGGGAAGGTGCTTTCTTCTTGGCGTTAAGTAATAACTGGGTCTCGATTTCAAGAAGCCTGCCTGTGAGTTCAGCGATCTGATAGGACTGGTAACGCATTTTGTCGTCCATCTCTGTATTCTCTTCTCTGAGTTGCTCAATCGTCATGGCGTCGGCTTCAAGGATCGCTTCTAAAGCAAACCTTTCAATCTCGAGAAACGACAAAAGCTTGTCAAAAGTTTCTTGCTTCAATTTGCGACTGGGATTGTTGATCATCCGACTCGTAGCTGACTTACTCAGACCAAGATAATGGCCAAGCTTCTTCTGGTCAGTTAAGCGAGAATGTCTTTGCAACTTGGCATTAATTTTGTATTGCAGTCCATTCATTTAGTTTTTCCTCCTCGTAGGTTGGGCATATTCTGCCATAGATCTGATATTGGATCCCGGCGAATCCCGTAAAATCCCGCTGGGGTACAACAAATAGTATAAATATCAACTGTCCGTGTCAACGACCAGTCAAGTTTACTGGTAACATTTCAACTCAATACGAGGAGGAACAATATGGCTACGATGACGAAACGTGACCAGGAAGTAATTGACGCTTACGAAGCGTGGGATGGGAACTCCGCTGATAAGTCTGTAGACGACCTAGCGGGCGAACTCAACATGAGTCGTCAGCGGCTATATCAAGTCCTAGGTAAACACAACGTACCCAAGAAATCATCTCAGGGCGCTACTTTCCGATCCTCAAAATCTGGAAATGACATGTTTGAGTCGGTAGGACGATTAGTTCTCGATCGATTGAATGAAGCTGAAAGAGAACTAGCCGTTTACCGGCAGAAATACGGGCCTCTCGATTAGCCCTTCAGTCCAGAGAACGTACTCCCAAAGCTCTGGTCCGCATTCCTTAGAAACTAAACCCCCAAATGGATAGATCGCCTGGGTCAACTCTTCGACTGCGATCTCCGTTCTAGGGCCAAACGCACCATCGGCCGTTGCCCTGATTGCAGTCTGAAGGCGAGCCACTCGAGTGCCTCTCATACCTCTTCGAATCGTGTCGAACAATACTTGTTGAGTAGTGCTCCCAGGATCTAAATCGCCGTTCGCAATCAGTGTCCGCAATGGATTACCTGGACAGATAGTAGGTTTAATCGCTGAGTGAGGGAATATGTCTACAGCCCCCGGCCACCGCTCCCTAACAATATCGATAGCAGTTTTGATGCCGTCAACCATTAAAGGAGGTATTGGACCTGCTCCTATTAAACAACAGATCGCAACGTGAGATTTATTTGAATTCGTGACGCCGTTAGCTCCCGAAGTCACAGTGAGACCACGGCCCTGCCAGATTTCACCATTCTGGTCCACAAGAATGTTGTAGGCGATATCCCACCAATTCCGTGGCTTGCCCTGGTGAACGTTCTGTATCGACCGGAGCAACGTCGGCGTCGAGCGGGACGCTGCGATGGGGAAACCTGCGAAGTGAATCACGATCCCGTCGACGTTTTTGAAAGGACGAGTTTTTTTGGGTGGGGCAGCGTTCCAAGAGGATCTGTTATGCATCAACTTCCGCCCTAAATCTGTCGCCAAAAACAGGAATGCCCGACCTGAGGAGGAACCAAAGGCCGGGCAAATCTCGTTGTAAGTCGTCGGCTGCTTCAACGACTCATGAAGGATCTTAGATGCTGTTAACTTGACTTGCAAGCTTATCTCTAGCTTTGCATCCCTCAATGAAATATTCCACCTCCGTCGTGCTCATATAAAATGCAGTAATTGAGTCGATCTGGACATGCCACGATAATCTCGTCTGGTCCTTTGTCGACGGCGCTAGAACGTGTGCAGCGATAATCCCCATCTCCGTGAGCCTGTGTAAGGTCTCAATAATTATAGCTCTTTTAGACATAGCTCTCCTATTCGTCCGGTTTTGGCTCTGATAATTGTTTTGCTTCTGCGTATGCTGCGGCGGAGTTCCTAGACATCGAAATTACTCTTCCAACGTTGTCGACAACTCGATAGACCACAGTCGTGAATCCCATCCCGAGCGCCACACTTTGTGGCTCTACACGATGAGTGTTTGCGGTAGTGGTCATGGGCACAATCCATGGTTCTGACATGCCTGGGCGTCAATAGTTCCAGTTATCGTAAATGCAATCACGATGGCTACAACAATCAAAACGCCTTTGGCTCGTTCAGTCAATTGGATCATAAAACCAGCTCACTTTGGTCACTCATTTTTCCTCCTCGTTGGTTAAGGTTTTGTGTGTATAACCTCGAGCTAACATGAACTCATTTTTGGTCATACATTGAAATCGTTCCCCTCGGCCTTTGCTCACTTCTCTTTGTGTTGGCGTCTTAACTCTCGGCCGACCCCTCGGGTTATCTAGGTAGTTGCCTTTAGATCTCTGCACCCGCATGTAGTTCGTGTGCGCCTTCTTGCACATGTGACAACGGCAATCCAGTTCCCACTGGGTCTGCGTTCCATGAAGCGTGGATGTCATAAATTCTGTACCTCTCTCATATTCCTCCTCGTGGGTTAAGGGATGCTGAATGCACCAGGAAGAGCACCACCCGAAGGTGATGCTCGATCCGCTGGATTCAGGGCATTGAATTATCGTTACAACGGGCACAAATTTCGCCGAACTTGTAACCGGGAGCCAACATGAAGATCGGGTACTGAGTCCCTTTCCTGGCTCCTTGAGTTTCACATATTTTGCATTTCGGTTTGCTACTCATTGCGAGATCACCATCTCGAACTCTCGTTCGAACTGGCGTTCAAAGCCCTTTGCTAATTCTGTGAACTCGTAAGCTATAACTTGCAGTTCCGAGACGTATTGAGCTAATCGCATAGGGTCATCTAGTTGCGAAACCCGTGAGCCTGCGTCTCCCTGATAGAGATCCAACAGTCGCTGCAAAGTTGTGCCGAACATGTCAATATCTGACGGCTCATAGCGCTCTTCTACATAAAATTCTTTCATTATCTGTTCCTCCTCGTTGGCATTTCAGTGTCTGATGACACTAGGAAGAGCACCACCCGAAGGTGATGCTCAACCTGCTGTGATCAGTCGGCTTTCATAAATATGTCGAACTTCCAGCCTTGGCCGAAGTCGACTTTGAACAGCCGCAGCGACCCGTCATATCGATGGTCCATCACGATCGATGGATCGATTGGCAAATTGAAGTTATATTGCTCTCCATCTTCAAGGTCATTTCCACAACCAGCACACGTCGGTTCATGTTCAATCACATAATCTGAATCGAAGTCCGGCAACTTTTTTGCCAGTGCTTGTCTCATAAATTCCCCGAAGATCTCAAGCTTATTACCGACCTCATGGACGTATTCTATTTTCGGCTCATCCCCGTCCTCGTTCCACTCCCAGTCGCTATGTTCGCCATAGCATTTGGTCGGATCGTGAAAGGTATTGCCATTGTGAAAGCCATCACACATTCCATGAATTGGGCACTTAACATCATCTCTCAAAGAAGACATAACTACACCTGCCCATGAGCTTGATAGGTCGGCTCAGGCTCTTCAACATTCATCAACTGATTCAGGGTCTCATCCGACATAGCTTCCAGTCGGGCAAGTCCCTCAGTCAAGAACATATCCATCGCCTTTGCGTATTCGTTTTTCATTGTTCCTCCTCGTGGTAGTACCAAATGGCACTAGGAAAGACACCGACCTAAGCCGATGTCCAACCTGCTGTCATTCGTCCAGGCAACCCTCTTCACACTCGTAAGAGTGATGCTTAGGGCACCAGTCGACTTCCGTCACTGACCAATCGCTGTAATGATCGTCAGGGTCTGGCTGCCGGTCATGGTTCACATATTCAATCGCTGACACTTCACCAATCTCGTTGGTGTACATGACCTGGGTCATTTTGATGGCCGCCATTCTCCTGCCTGCTGGAGTGTTGCCTTACTAGATGCGAAATGACTCCCGAATAAGACGCCTAGCTGGTAGGCCAAATCATTAAAATCTGATAATGAAATGTCTTTCACCAGTTCCACGACAAGGTTCTCAACCAATTGACTCCTAGACCAAGCAGTCCGATTCACTGCCGGTTCAGGACTTTCAATAAGAGATTTCATTTCCACAAAGTCAAAGTTCTTCCAGCCTTCTTTCTGCTGCCTCTGTTGGATTTGAGTTACTGGAAATCCATACGGATCATTAACTACATTTTCCATTTTTGTTCCTCCTCGATAGTGCCGAATAGCACTCCAAAGACCACCACCTGAGTGGTGATCGATGGGCTGACATTCAGTGGTGATACTTGGGTTGTTCGATATCTACGTACTTCTCGCAGATCTCGAAGATTCTTTCTGAAATATCTGGCGAGATACGATAGGCAAATACTTCCTGGCTCCATGCAGCCTGGATTTCTGCTCTCACATCTGCCCGTTGCAAAGCGCTACCGACTATTGCGATAAGCTCATAAACGTTTTCGCCTAGATAGCCAATTTTGATGTAGGTCTGTCGACTGTACACAGGGTGCTTCATCAGACGATTTCTACTGTGTC